TTAGGCAACAAAAAATGTGATGTAGTGAGAACCACATCACATTATAGGGGTTTCCGACTATGTAGAGTGCCGCACGAAAGGCACGACCTATTTATGCTTCGGTTTTCTTCCTACCAATATTATACTTACTCTCTAGAGTCCAGTCATTTTTTTCCTTAAATGAAAGAACTTTGATCTGATTGAGAGGGGCAAGATCTTCAATTTTTGAGGGTGTCACAATAGTAATCAATCCCCAATCGGACAATAACTGGATGATACGATTGCGACGTTGTACGTCATTCAATGACAAGTTAGTATTCTTACCATCAAGAGCAAACAACTCTTTGAAGTGAACGATATAGTAACGACCCTGCTTGTGTAGGATGTGGCAGGATTGATACAGTTTCTTTTCTTTACGGGAGGCAACTCCGATTCTAGTTAGTGTCTCACGAACTTTCAGGAAATCATCTGGTTCTTTGAGACTCACCTCCACCATGCTGTCAGCGGTCCATTTGACCTCTTCAGAGATCGCAGTCATCTTTTTCCTCCCATGTCATATTTGTTTCTAAGGATTTCAAGTTGGGTTTTGGTAAGAAGATTAAGGGCGATCTTTGCTTTCTCGTTACTATAACCATAGTGCCGTTTAACTAGATCCAGATCTGCGATCTGTTCTTTCTTCAACCAAGGCGAGAAACGTTTACGTTTTCTCAACGTATTTATATAGAATTGATACTGCATGTCCTTGTCGAGATGAGCGTTGAGGTTCATCTCGTTTGCAAACAGGATGGCATCAATCTGTCCAGACAGACATCTATTGACGATGTAGGGAGGGTAGGAGGAGATACAGTCAGGATCCTCCTCCAAGTAGTTTTCTTTTGTGTGGTTAACAGAGTTGAGCCAGTCTTTAAGTTCTTTCTTCATAAGAATGTTCTGATCGGACCAGTAACTCCAGTTCTGTTGCTGTTGATTCTGTAGATGCATACAGAACCATTCTTCAATGTCACATGCACTTCATCACCATTGATGATTGCTGTCTGAGAGTTTGGGCAGAACGTTGCCATTCCCCCACGTCTCGTGTGATAAAGTTGACAGTACCCGCTAGGGAGTACACGAACCCCTAAACTTCCCATAATTAGTTAAAATCAATTCACGACGTTGTTTCTGATCCGACATGTATGTGCCTGTGGATCTCATAGTATAAGTGTGCTCGTAATCATACTGACACCATTCAAGGAACCTCTCGATGATATCGGGGTGATCGTTGTAGGAGATCATGACGTTGCATAGACATGCGTCCATCACGTCAGCGAAGCGAGCATGGTCAAACCCTTTGTGCATCTGACCTTTGTTTCCGTAGAGAACATCCTTGATGTTGTACGGAGGATCTGCATAGATGAAAGTTAACTTCTCATCAGCAGCAAGTTCTTGGTAATCAAGGTTAGTGATCTTCCAGTTCCGAATTAGATACGAGTAATCCTTCAGTTTGAGGATCCCTCGCATTGTGAAGTTATTGTCGGAGGCTTGTTTGGAGAAGGAGGAAGATTCAGTAAGACCAGAGAAACTGCACTTATTAAGAACATAAAAAGCAATAGCTCTATCCGTGTTACTTTGCGTTCCGTCATTGATTACATCCTTTGCTTGAAGGAATAGACCGTGGGCAGAACCTTGATCTGGAAATCTAGACTTCAGTTCTTGTAGTTTGCGTTGCAGTTCGTCAGGGTTATCCCGAAGAACTATCCAAAAATTATACAGTGGTTCATATAGATCATTGACCCAGATAGGAACATCCTTGGGAAGACGCTTGGTCATCTCAAGGGCGACACTACCACCACCGAGGAACATCTCTCGATACTCTGTGATCTCCCTGCTGGGGAGATACTTGAGAAGTTTGGTCAATGCCCTAGACTTTCCTCCAGGGTATCTTAGCGGGGTCTTTAGAGATTTCATTTGAATTGACACTCAACCATAATTTCAGTGAGTGCTGCCAAGAGATTGATTTCTTGATCAGCAACAAAGGCAGACTGGTATTGATACTTACCAATGATCAGAACTGCTTGGGGAATGCTCTGAGGAACGAGACAATCGTATAGAGAATCATACACTGTCCTGAGGATTACATTCGGATCATTGTCAAGGTTAGAAACAATCCACTTACGAACAACAGAGAACTCTTTGTTCTTAAGTGCTTTGACAAGTTCACCAAGTCGAACTTCACTCAGCGCCGCCAGAATGCCAGTGTCAATTGTCCCCGAGGAGGAGTAGCGTTGGAGTTCGTTGAGAACCCTTCGGAAGTCAGGGAAGTGTTTTTGAATAACTTCTGCTGCAACTTTCGGGTCATACGAAATGCCCTCGCTCTCAAGTATAGTCCTGACACGGTTGAAAAATTCTCCTGCCAGTTGTACTTTTGCCTTACCCTTGATGCCGAAGTCGATGACTGAGCACCGAGAGTGGAGGGGAGCAATGATTTTGTTCTTGTAATTGCAGGTGAAGATGAACCTGCAGTTGCCAGCAAATTCCTCAATAGACGCCCGTAAGAGGAGTTGTACGTCGTGGGTCGTATTATCTGCTTCGTCAATGATGATGACTTTGTGTTTAGCAGTTGACGTAAGCGATACGGTCGAAGCGAATTGTTTCGCATGGTTTCGGACAGTATCAAGGAATCGACCTTCGTCGGATCCATTAATGACATAGTAATCTACTCCAAGTTCATGGCAAAGTGCTTTGGCAACAGTGGTCTTACCAATACCAGCGGTGCCACAAAGAAGAAGGTTGGGGATCTCCCCACCATTAACAAAGTTTTGGAATACATCTTTGGTCTCTTGAGGCAAGATGCATTCCTCAATAGTTTGTGGGCGGTACTTTTCCACCCACAGAAAATCATCCTTCATACTTAGAATCAGGTTCAAGTGCGATCAAATATTCAAGGTCCAGGGTTTGGTGCCTGAACAGAGAAGCGTTATGCTTACTCACAATAACAGAGTATCCGCCAGGAAGCAACTTCAGATTCTCAACTTTGAAGTTGAAACAGAAGGAGACATCGGTTTCACCAACGCTCACTGCATAACTGTTGGATGTATCATTCTTCTTGTCGCGGACAACAAGATCAATCTTCTCACCGTCACCAACAACGGAGAGGTCTTCGATTTGATAAACACTCGCTGCCTTGATGATGTTAGAAATATCATTAGCAGACACCAGGAAGCAAACATCTTGACTAGGAAGTTCTACTTTCTTTTCGGGTGGAGTAACAATGGTCGAAGGATCAGCAAAGAAATACCGAGAGGTGTTCCTGCTATCTTTGATAGTCACATAGTTGGGGTGACTAAAGTCAAACTCAGGGTCATTGAAAAGGGAAAGACCAGAGAGAAACTCACTCAGATCATAGATCGCAAAGTCACGAGGGAACTCTTCTTTGATCTGAGAACGACCCAGAATGTTTTTCTGGATCGAAAGCGTGGAGAGTTCGGTTCCTTTCTTGAAGCAGATCGACTGATTGATCGAAGAGAAGTTTCTCAGAATGTCGAGAGTGCTTTTAGAAAGTTTCATAGGATTCACGTACTGCGTTTTTGTCGTTGAAGTGGAGGAGAAGAACTGCGTAGTGCAGGATCTTCATAATATCACGGCGGGCGGTGCCCTTCTTATCATAGCGCGAAGCGTACTTCAGGATATTACTCCGACAGAATGCTTCACCATCTCCACAGGATTCAATCAGATCCAGAGTTTGAATGCCACCACTGGAGTAGTGTTGGTTGTAGGTGTTGTTGATGTACTCCAGAAGTTCTTTTACAATTTGATCTTCGTCGTACTTGTACTTGCTGGTGTTGATAGTGATGTTGTCTTCTCCAATTTTTACACTGTAGTAACTGTCGTAATCAACGACAGGATCGCGGTCATAGTTCAAAACAATTTTGTCGTCTTCCATAGCATCATAAAGTAAGGACCAGGCGTTAACCATAACAGAAAAGGAAATCGTTTACAAGAGATTCTGCTTTTTCTTTCCCGAAGGTGCTAGATAGATATCCCCCAACGGGATCTAGTCTAGTCATGTATTTGTCAAAGTCAGAATAGACGGTTGTGTCTGTGCCTCTTGGCATTTTACATTCTAACATATCCTTGTAGATGGTCAAGTATTTTTTGAACATCTCAAGATGATTGTTGACCTCAGACATCGTACACTTAGCAACGTAGATGTTCTCAGAGAAGTGGTTGCCAGGTTCAAAGAACCGATACTCACCCTCTGCCTTAGGGAGATCTGGATGAGAGAACAGATAGTTCTCTACTGGGTGTTGGAAGTCAAACACCAAGATGACTTTCTTATCAAAGAAACCCATCAGATCCATTCCGAAACAGGGTAAATTCTCACCCGTCTTGGGATAGATGATGTTGTTATAGATGCAGGACTTCTCGTTCCAGATGTTGACTTCCCTAGACTTGAGAATGCATTCGTTGCTGTAGATCTTGGCGGAAAGGGAGGTGCCTTTGTCCTCCCAGTCTGCCCAGTCACAGATGTTCTCAAGGTCAGGGAAGGTTTCCCACACTACCTTCCTGTACTCCAGCCACAGATCCTTCATTGTTCTCTCCAAAGTTTACGTTTGCATCAACCTTATCATACAGTTCTTGAAATGCCTGCTTAGTCTCGTCGTCGAAGCGGTTGATGCAGGTGGTCACTGCCTTGGCACGATCACCGAAGATCTCGTATGCCTGAACGATGTGAACCAGACGACGGGTGCTGATGATCTCATCAATACCACCATCATAGAAGGTCTTACGGATGATGTCTGCCCAGTCGCACAGGCGCTGGTTGAACTCAGAATCGCTGCAGAGGCGATCAAGGATCTTCTGCTCAGTCGCAGGGGTGGGGTAGGACTGCTCGAAGGTCACAGGGAAACGCTCAAGGAATGCTTCGTTGAGGACGTTGGTGCCCACGAAGCGACCGTCGTCAGAACCCTTGCCCTTAGTGTTAGCGGTAGCAATCACAGTGAAACCAGCAGCAGGTTTGACATAGCGACCGATCTTCTTGAGGAAGACACCCTTGCCCTCTAGAATGGACTGCAGGCAGAGGATCTTGTTAGAGGCGAGGTCGATCTCATCCAGAAGGAGCACTGCTCCACGCTCCAATGCTTCGATGACAGGACCGTTATGCCATGCAGTGTTCCCATCAACAAGCCTAAAGCCACCGATAAGGTCATCTTCATCAGTCTCAATAGTAATGTTTACACGAATCAACTCACGCTTCAGTTGAGCACATGCTTGCTCCACAGAGAAAGTTTTACCGTTACCAGAAAGTCCCGTAATGAAAGTAGGATAGAAAAGACGAGACTCAATAATTTTCCGAATGTCATTAAAGTTACCAAACTTGACGAAGGTATCATCTTTTTCAGGAATAAGATTTTGCTCAACAGCAGGAAGTGCAGCAGGTGCTTTTACAGTTTCTTCGAGTTGCTCACGAACTTCTTGGATGGTCAGGTTCCACTTACCACGACCAGTCTTGTATGAATCAAGTTTCTTGGTAACAGTCTGGTAGTTAGAACCATTCATAGCACACCAGGCACGGATGTCGGCGGCAGTCACAGACTCCCCATACACTGCTTGGAGAGAAGTGCGGATGTAGTCAGCGGAGACGGTCATTGAGTCGTTTGTTTTAACTGAAGTTATTATAGTACTAAAAAAGGGGTCCGAAGACCCCCAGTGGACAGTTTGGAAATTGTCCTATTACTTAGAACTTCCTCTACGGAGGGTCTTTCTTGAGGATTTGTATGGAGCAGGTGGGGCAAGTGGTTCGGGAGCAGGTGCTTCTTCTACAACTGGTTCGGGAGCAGGTGCTTCCTCTACAACTGGTTCTACTACTGGTTCGGGAGCAGGTGCTGGGGCAGCAGGTGCTGGAGCTGCTTTTTTACCTCCCAATAGATCTCCAAATCTAGACATTGCTTTTATCGAATACTTTTAGGTATTTATCAGGCAACAAGTTCTACAAACTCTCCAAGAATCTTCTTATTCATTTTCTTGGACTTGAGACTCTTGGCAAAAGCACTTTTGATTTGAGTCTTAGTTGCATCCTCAGCAACCTCAAAGTCAGTATCCTGAGCAAGGGCATTGGCAGAAAGACCGAAGTAAGAATGATACCCAGACTTCTTAATAGTAAATGCCCGTTGCTTTTTCCAGATGCTCATAGTCTTTTCATACTCGGGTCCATAATACCCACAGTAGCGGCGAATGAAACTACCAGCATCGCGGGACTCAAGCACACGGATGCCAATGAAGTTGATATCTTTAAACTTGTCACGAAGGTTGCGGAGGAGAATATCAGTAAACTCATACCACTCACAGTCAAGAGAGTAGGTCATACCAGTCTTACGGTCACGAAGGAAGGAGTTAGGTCCAATGTAGTTTGTGCCCATAAAAGGTTCGTCCTCCCAGCGGCGCTGAACTTCGCGGTGATACTTAGGCATTGCTGCCTCACCATCGGTCAAGATGACACACTGAACTTTCTGAAGTTTGTTCTCCTTTTGGAACTTGGGAAGAATTTCATGGAGAGCAACCATAGTCTCATTCAGAGGAGTTCCAGAAAGACTCAGACCATAAGGAATATTATAACGAGTATATGTATTCCAACGAAATGAAGTAGCAAGACGGAACAAGTTCTTCATCTGTTCTTCCAAAGTCTTACCG